GGTTGTTGTGTGATGCTCTACGTCAAAACTTTATTGATTACAGTCTTCGTAATCATTACAAGTCTCTTCAACGTGGGGAAGATACTAACTTTCACGAAGCATGTATTGTTGACTTGAAGAATGGTCACTGTGCTTATGACTTTACTTTTGAGAGTGGCAACAAGTATCACAAAGTTATCATGAGCATTGACAATGGTGGCAAACTGCCCAACTCTCGTAGTGTGCATTGCTTCATTGACAAGAAGACTGGTGAAGTCTACAAGTCTGCATCTTGGAAGTCTCCTGCCAAAGGTGTTCGCTACGATCTGCGTATCATTAAAGACCGCGAATGGTTGCTTGAGAATGCTGATTGGTCTGGTCGTTATCTTTATAGGAATTGACATTATGGCAATGTGCTGCTATGATGTCTCTGTTACAGAGGTTGAATGATGACTTACACTGACATCACAAAACTTGAGAATTGCCCTGAATGTGGTGCAAACTGGGTTGAAAAACTCATCCCACAAAAATACTGGGAAAACTATTCACCACCATACTTTTACTCAAGGGTTATTGGTGTAGAATTACTAGGTGAGGATAGAGTCAATCACTGGTTATGTCCTGACTGCAAACATAAATTTCCCCGAGGTTGAATTATGCGAAGAGTCACTGTAAAACCTAAATCCAGCAAGGCAAAGAACCGTCTTGCTAATTCCATGGATGGTAATCCTATCTGTGTTGTTGAGCAGGACAAAGGAGATGGTATGCTGTTTCTCGCTAGTGAGAACCAGAAATACTTCTTCTGGGTCAATGTAAGTGAAGATTGTCACTGGGAAACTGAATGGGAGGTTCTATGAGCTACACTATCACCAAACACATCCAAATTCAACACGAAGAAGATGATTGGAGTTTTGATTTTACTACTGATGAGTATGGGACTGTGAGTGTAGAGGATGGTAATGGACGAGGATTTGAAACCATTCGCATTCCCAAAGACTGTATTCAACACTTTATTGATGCTCTGGAGCAATACAAATGAGGTTGAAGCATTATGACTAAAGCACAACAGATCATGAAATCCTATGATAGAAAGTGGGTAAGTATGAGAAACAAAAACTGCTATAATAGGAAGTATGCCATCGCACACCTTATTCGTGAGACGGCACATCAAGTTCTTCCACATAATCCCAGTCACACATTCACTGCCTGGAAACAGGAAATGCTACAAATCGCTGATGAAATTGAGGCACTACAATGATTACTACAATTATGGCAGGATTTGCCTTTGGTTATTGTGTGATGGATATTATCCAAAACTATCGTTCTAAAAAAATTGTTGATGAAATGCTCAAATCTACTGTGGAAACAGGAAATGTTACAAATCGCTAATGAAATTGAGGCACAATGACAAACATTAGACATCAAATCAAATCTCAGTGGTATTATATCTTCTGGGGTGCGTGTGCTTTAGCTGTTGTTGGTGGTCAATTCTATGTTGGATCTGGGTATCGTGAGATGGCAGAGGCAACTAAGAATAATATCACCACAGTTCAGTGTCAGACACCCTATCAGATACCTGTCTACCCTTACCGCAATAAAACAGGAGAGTTTGAATAATGAAACCTAAAATGTATCACATCCTCAGTCTTGCTGTAGAGCAAGGTGTACGTGATGGATGGCATCGTGCTCACAAACATGTTGAAAATCCACATGAAGATAGTATCAAAGAATATATTGAAGATGCTGTAATGTCTGCCATTCACGAGTATTTTGTATTTGATGAGGATGAATACCAATGAAATACATTGTTGAATATGACCGTCCCAAACAAAAAGGTTATGCTCGTCAAGAGGCAACATTCTTTAAACTTGAGGATGCTGAAATCTGGGAAAAACATGTTAGAATAAATGGTGCTAATAATGTCATCATCAAAGTTAAATAATTAAATGAAAGACTTTGAAGTAACCGAGGATTAATGTGAATAGTAAAACTTATCTACAATACGTTGCGATTCCAGCACTTGCATTTTTCATTTCTGCGATGGTGTCCTATAATCTAACACCAGAGAGAACTCCACAACACAACTCTACTGTGCCTGGATCTTCTGGTGATTTAGTATGTACTTCATCTTGTAAGGTGAAGGAGTAAAATGAAGGAGTTTAATTATGCCCTGGACTATAAACTTCTGGACTTCACACTTACGGAGAATCGCCACCTTTATCGCATTGGAAGGGGTGAGCAAGGAGTTCTATTGGTTCGCCCTTATACAGACGATATTTGTAAGCATTGGAGATTTGTAAATGAATCTGTGGCTCGCAAATCTGCTGATAAAATATACAGAATGTTCTGTGATTATAAATCCGCTGGAGACTTCATTGGTATGGACATGTCACGGAAATTTCTTGAAATGGGTTTTACACGCTCCCGCAGGTATGCAAATCATCCTGATGGAAAAAAGTATGCTCGTGATGGTTCCGTTAGATCCCAGTCGCCAGTCGCACTACATTGTGTCAAAGCAAGATCGGCAACAATCTTCAAAGAAGTAAGAGACAGGGCAGCATATGATCCAGAGTATGTTATAATGAGAAAGCAATGGAGGGCAGCAGAATGACTGAACTTCATCTAAACAACAACGCAAATGATTATCAATGAATAACACTATGTATTTTGATGATATGGAACTGATGCAACTTCAGTTTTGTATGGAACAAACAAAAAACCAAATGTCAATGGGCGGAGAAATTCGTCGTCATGCTTCTATTACACAAAAGATTGAAGAGGAAATGGAGCGTCGTAAGCAAGAAACTGGTGCTTATACTAGAGAAAGTTTGCTTCGTCGTCTAGAAGAAGAAATAGAACGTCGTACAGCAGAGTCAAATTAGTAGGCATAAATTTTTATTGCGTGATATCAGCAAATCAACACAAAGTATCTAAATAATTACAGAATTAAGAGGTGATACAAATGAATCAAACCCCCTTTGTTATGTCGTTCTTTGTGCGTGGAGGTTATTATGCACAACCTTATTTCTTACAATCAACTAGCAGGATGGAAAAAATTTGAGAAAACCGTAGACCGATGTAACGAACAAAATGATTTAATTAACGACTACTTTAATTGTTTAATTGAGTGCGATGATGAACAACAAAACTGTAAACGAATATGTAGAAAATTATTAAGTTAACTAGTTTAAAAATGCTCACCGACCCTTGACTTTTGCAGTCAGGGGTCTTATAATATATGTGCATGAATTTGATAACCCCATGGCAAAGAAACCCTATACTAAAAAAGCAAAGACTAAAACAATTAAAATTTTTGGAACAATCAAGCAGTCAATTCATTTTCCACCTGATACTACACTGGAACAAGGTCTGGAGGTGCTGCAGGACAGTTCAGAAAGTGTCACAGCACCTGTTCCCGTGACCCCCAGGGTGGCACTATAATTACAGAGTAATCAAGGAAACCAGACAAGTGCTCACCTCCTCCCAGTCCAAACCGTTCATCGTGTCCACTTTCTCACGTAATGTTTCGGGTGACTTCTTCACGTTCTTTGCGGACACCTATGAGGAGGCAGTCCAGATTGCCGAAGACTTCTACCTGAAGACTGGTTACGTTGTGGCAGTTGAGAAAGTGTCCTCTGTGGGCAGCGGTCACGCCTGATCCATCCTATACTACATTCATTCACACAAAACACCCATGGCAACTCGCTCTCGCATCGGCATTCAACTCGCAGACGATTCTGTGCTCTCAGTGTATTGCCACTGGGATGGTTATCCTGCCTTCAATGGTGTCAAACTTCAACAACATTTCAACACTCGTGAGAAGGTTGCTGAGTTGATTGATGGTGGTGACATCAGTGCTCTCCACACCAACGTCGGTTGGGATAATGAGACGCTGCCTACCACTGGTCCGCTCTACTATTCTACTCGTGGTGAAGAGAATCGTGGTCCTCGTCTTGACTGGAGAATCTCTGATTATCTCACCCAGGATACAGAAGAGTATGCTTATCTCTACACTCTTGCTGGTGAATGGTTGTGCTATGACACCTGTAAGTGGCACGATTCTTATCTTGAAAGTGTAGAGATTCCTCAAGAGGTGGCAGCATGAAATACTATCTTTTCTTTACTGTTCTTTTCGGTTTGATGTTAGGGTGGCAAGCATTCCTTGTCACCAGGGATAACAAAATGTTTGAGGGTTACCAGAACCGTCAAGAACAAATCTGCCGAGAGATGAAATCCTTTCACCCCGATTGTCATATAGAATGAAATTAGAAATAACTGCTAGAATTATTTCTTCAATACTTATAGTGGTTGCATACTGGATTACCTTGTATTTTAATACAAAATATGGTGCAATGATTTATGCTGTTGCAAATACTTTAGCAATACCATATATGTTGAAACAAAAATGTTGGGATGTAGTTGCACTTTTAACTTTCCTAATTATAGTAGGATTACCAAAAATTTTCTCTTAATACATATTAATTGAACACTATTTAAAGTCATGAGAGAACTAGTACTGTGGGAAAAACGTGACATGCTTGATTCAGGATTTTGTGAGCATGTAATCAATAAATTCAAGAAAGATCCTAATAAACATGATGGTTTTATCTCGCGTGGTGTTGTAGATAAAAGTATTAAATCTTCTATTGACCTTAATATATCTGGGTATCCTGAATGGTCTGAAGAAGATAAAGAATTTCAGGACAGGTTGCGTAATGCCATGCATGAATATAGAGATCATTTGAGTAGTATTAATCCCCGTCTCATTCCTGTAACAAATAGAATTAAAGATTCTGGATTCCAAGTTCAGCAAACTAATCCTGGTGAAGGATATACATGGCATTCTGATGTTCATGCTTATACGCAACGTGTGGATGATGCATTCTTAACTAATATTCGTTGCTTAACTTATATTTTTTATTTGAATACTATTGCAGATTTTGATGGCGGATACACTGAATTCATTGATGGTACACAAGTGACTGCAGATAGAGCAAAGATTTTATTGTTTCCTTCTACATGGGATTATGTGCATCGTGGATTTCCTCCAAAAACAACAAAGTATATTGCAACTGGTTGGATTTATGATGTCATCAAAACTCCTGTATCTTTTGATACACAAACAGTTCCTCCCGCAGAAACTAGAAATATGTTCTTCAAAGCACCAATAAAATAACAATGCAAAAAATTAGAGCTGGAAATACCGTAAAGTTTATAGGATGCTCTGAAGAACAAATTGTATGGGGGAACAATGATGCCCCAACCAACATATTGATTATAGGTGACAAGTACTATGTGGAACATGTTTATGTTCATTCACAGCACACTAAAATAGAATTGCGTGGTGTGAAAGGTAGATTTAACTCAGTATGCTTTGAATTGATTACCACCTAAAATCATGAAAAAACTGCTCACATTCACTTATAAAAAATGACCCAACATCCCGATAATATCAAACTTGACAGTCCTTCAAAAATGTTTGAGTATGAAAGACTTGCAAGAAGTATTGATCAATGCGAGAATGTAGAAGAATTACAACTTACACTCAAAACAGTATTAAAGACGTTTATGAAATATCAAGAAACAACTGCTAAAGTTCTCACAATGCCATTTCCACAATGACTCAACTTATTGATCCTTCTGATCCACGCTATTTCCGTCAAACATCTGACGAACCATATCTCCGTCACGATTATAAATTAGTAACAAGCACTGGCGAATCTGTTATCTTTGATAATTATGAAGATGTGCAGCGTAGGTGGTTTGAGCGTGGTGGTAATTTTTTAAGTCACATTGAGGTTCTAGATCATAAAGAACCGAAGAAAAAGAATAAAAAGGGATTCTGATTATGATTGACTGGACAACGAGATTTGAAGCTCTGCCCGATGTAGAAAAAGATAAGATTGCTCTGTTGCGAGTGATTGAATGTACGAATGGTATTATTCAACACACCTATCGTGCTGGAGATGATGATA